ACTATTATTATATACTAATTTTGAAAAAATAAAATATCTATCAACCGAAAAGAGGATTTATGAATTATCTTGAAATCGTCAATAAGTGCCTTGCAGAAATGAATTGCAGGCAAGTAAGCCAATGGAATGAACTTACAAGAACTCATCATATCAGCTTAAAAGAGGCTATAAATCGTGTAAATACGCAGGTTTGTATGGATTACCCTTGGGAGTTTTTGGAAACTTCAACCACAACGACTGTGCCGGCAAATACTTGGCAAATTACGCCGAATTTTGACGGCAGGCTTGACTCAATCATAATAGGCAACGAGCTTTACACTTATACGGATAATTATTTGTCCTTTTTGCTCGGTCGGTTTTGTGAGCGTCAATTTGCTATGTATTCCGGCAAAATTTTTGTAAAGCCCTCACAGGAGAGCCGTGAAGCGATTTTTCTTTATTACTCCAATAATTTTGCCTTGGATATAAGCGGCAACCCTAAAGACATGCTGGAGCTTGCGACCGACAAAAGCGTTATCCCTGCTGAGTTTGCAGAGCCGATTTTGGTTTATGGCGCTTGCATGCGGGTTAAGCACAACCCCAATTTGCCTAAATTTAATTATTGGTACAAGGAATACCACTCTGCATTGGCGGAATTGCGTGCTAAAAAGGTTAATTTGGTTCAAGACTCGCCGATGATTAAAATTTCAAGGTTATAAAACTAATTATATTGTCATTGCGAGGCTTTGCCGAAGCAATCTAAATCAAATCCTGTCAAAGATTGCCACGAAAATTTTTCAAATTTTCTCACAATGACGTGAAGTGTGTAGATTGGAGTTTCTACCCCAATACAAAAACCAATCCGACAAAAATTTAAAAGAATTTAATATGGAAAAATATTTTTACGACTTATCAGGCGGCATAAATAAAGCCGACACCAAGACCACACTTGGTCTTGCGCCAAAAAAACTTTACTGGGCGGACTCGCTCAATATCGAAATATATCAAAATAATGGTGTCGCAAGTCAAAAAGGAAATGTGTTAAAAACGCAACTCCCGACCGATTTAGAAAATAATTCGGGAGTTGCGGCTCAAATTAACTCAATATTTGAATACCCCAAAACCGAGCTGGGGATAATCCTTTTAGGCACATCAGACGGCAAATTATACGCATTAGACACAAAAACGGGCAGTTTGAGCCTTAAAAAGGGCGATTTATCAGCACAAACAACCTTATCATTCACCAAATACAATCAGGGAGTGTTTTGCACGAACGGTTCAGACGACCCATTTTATATACAATTGGATAAATCGCCGCAAATCACTCCTTGCGAGGCTGTTGACGCTTTAGAAAATGAAATTCGAGGAACAGTTGCAGCGAGCTTTGGCTCTCGTGTGTGGCTTGCATCAGGCTCAAAGCTTTACTACTCCGCCGTTGGCACTTGCTTTGACTGGGCAACAGCTGAAGACGCCGGATATATCGCCGATTTTCACACCGACACCGACGAAATCGTTGCCTTGAAGCCATATAAAGAATATCTTGCAATTTACAAAAAAAATAAAACTTACCTCTTGAGCGGCTCAACGCCTGAAAACTTTTCTATACAAGCATTTGCGGATAAAGGCACAGCGGCACGACAAGGAGTAACGACTGTTGACAACAAGCAATATTTCTACTCTGACGGGCTTTTTTGCCTTTCGCAAGTGGGCGAATTGGCGCAAATTGTGATGAGCTCCGACAAAGCTCTTTTGATAAAACCAGAGCTTGAAAACGTTGATATAAAACGACTTTCAGAAATAACCGTTTTACCTTATGAGATAAAAAATCAAATTTGGTTTTTTCTTCCGTTCGCTGAAAGCGAGTATTTGCGTACTGTTTGGATATATGACTACGTAAATTCCGCTTGGTTCAAACGACAAACCCCGCAAGCGGTAACAAGCGCCGGCTTGTGTTTTGGGCGAATTTACACCGGAACGGCAGACGGCAAGCTGTATTTAGAGGACGAGTCAAACCTTTTCGACACTGAGCCAATCCCTTTCAGCTGGAAAACGCCGTTTTTCGCCTTTGGGCGACCTGAAGTACCTAAAACCATCGAGGAATTTTATTTTTTGCTTGATGAAAATTTTGAAAATAAGTTTCAAATGAATATCTATGCCGATTTTAACGAGGGCGAAATTGTTGATACAGAAACGATTTTCACCTATGATGTCTGGACAATGCTCTGGGACGACGACGAATGCAAATGGGCTGACGGCTCAAGCAATACAGAGGTTTTAGGCACAAAATGGCTTAAAACTCTTGAAACACAATATAAAACAGAAATCAATGACGGCAACTATTCCGTCCAGATTGAAATTACAGGTAATTCAACCTCTGAAAGTGTCGGCATTATTGGACTTGCGTTTAAAGATGTGTATTTTGAGGAATAAAATCAAACCGTCATTGCGAGCCGATTTATCGGCGTGGCAATCTTTAGAAATTATGCGTCATTGCGAGGCTTTAGCCGAAGCAATCTCAAATGAATTCTTATCCGTCATTGCGAGGCTCTGCCGAAGCAATCTTTAACAAATCAAAACGATATTTACATGGGATTACTTCGGTCGTTTCACTCCCTCGTAATGACGAAACATCACGTCATTGCGAGGCTTTAGCCGAAGCAATCTCTGACTAACAAAACCCAACAACCAATTAAATGAACTATAAACTATTAAAAGCACAGCGGGAATTTTTGGAAGTCCCGCACGACTACCACTTGGACGTGGCGGTCTATCAAGGCGGATTTGGCTCAGGCAAAACCTTTGCCGGCTCGCTTTTAGGCATTTTGCTCTGCCAAAAATACCCACGTGTACTAGGTCTTGTGGGGGCGATGACTTACCCGCTTGTCCGAGATACAACTCTGGCAAGCTATTTCGACCACCTCGACAACTTCAATTTGAAAGAGGGCAAAGACTACTTTTTTAACAAATCAGAGCAAAAATTGACGTTTAAAAACGGCTCAGAGGTACTGTTTAAGCACCTGAGTGAGCCATATAAACTAAAATCGCTGAATTTAGGCTTCGCTCAAATCGAAGAAATGTCTGAAATTCCGCACGAAACTTTCAAAATGTTGCTTTCAAGAATGCGGCAAAGAAAAAGAAAATGCTGGAAAAACTTTCAGTGGCGTATTTTTGGGCATACGAACCCTGAGAGCAAAAAAGGATGGATTTATAAAACTTTTGTTGACGAAAAAGCCCCGAATTACAGGTTGATAAAGGCTCCGACGACTGATAATATCTATTTGCCACAGGGATTTTGCGACGAGTTAAAGAAAATATACGACGAAAAATACTATAATATCAATGTTTTGGGCGAATGGGGCGACTACGACACAGGCCACGTTGTGAAAGATTTTTCAGACGAAAATTTGCAAGAAATCAAGTATAACAAGGACTTGGAGCTGCATATTACCTGCGATTTCAATGTTGACCCGATGTGCTGGACAATAGCGCACAAAACGGCGGACAAGGTGTTTTTCTTCGACGAAATAACCCTTGAAAACACAACAACGGCAAGGGCTTGCGACGAGTTTTACCGACGTTACCCCGACCATAAAGGCAAAATTGTCGTAAACGGCGACGCATCAGGCGACAACCGAAGCTGTACAAGCGAATACACGAATTATAAAATTATTCAAAAAAAATTGTCATCGTTCGGATACGACGAAATCGCCTTTGACTTAAGGGCTTTCAACCCGCCGATTAAAAACAGAATTATCGCTTTTAACGCCATGATTAAGTCTATGGACGGCGAACGGCGACTTTTTGTAGATAAAAAATGCAAATATTTGCTGTATAACATCTATAATTTGAAATATAGAGCGGGTTCCGGGCAAATTGACGTGCCGACTTACCAAAAAATTAAAACCAATAGCGAGCTGAAATTTTTGTCCCATCCCTTTGATGCAGCGTCGTATCTGGTGGAATACTACTGGCCGCTTGGGGTGTAATTTTTTAAATTTTAATAGAAGTATATTTAAAACTTACTTTGTCAGTAATATTTGATTAGTATTTCAAATTTTGCGGGGTTATAGGGGTGCAA